TTCGACCGTTTCGACCTTGGCAAGATCGGCACGGGCGAGGGGGCGCAGGTCTTTGGCCATGGACTGTATTTTGCGGAGAATGAGGGCGTCGCAAAAGCGTACCAGGAGGCGCTTAGCCCCTTCGTTATCGATGGCAATGCCGTCGATGGTATGATGCTGGGCACCTTCGCCAGAATGAAGCATGAAGGAAAGCTGGACGAGATAGCAAGCTTTGAGGCCGATTACCGCGACAGGCGAGCGCGTTTAGTCGAGCAAGACCGGAATGCCGAACTTGAAGCCGAAAAAACCTTCAGCACGCCAGACCGCATCCGACGGCAGGTCGCTATTGCCTTGAATGACATTGACGCGCAACTCGCCAATATCGAGCGCGTGCGCAATGCCAAGGATGTCACGAGATCAGGCTCGCTCTACGAAGTCGATATTGATGTCGAGCCGCACCAGCTCCTTGACCACGACGCCAAGCTTGCCGACCAGCCGGAGATGCTGGCGAAGACCGCCGCGCTCCTGAAGCAGGTTGGCTCTGATGTCACGCCCGAGAGTCTGCGCACCCAGCATGGTTCATGGGTTTACAGCGAACTGCAAGCCTATCTCGGCAGCGCGGACGCGGCTTCCCAGGCGCTGAAGGATGCGGGTATTCCGGGCCTGCGTTACCGAGACCAGGGATCGCGATTTACTGAGCACGGCGGCACCCGCAACATCGTCATCTTCGACGACAGCCTGATCACCATCACCAAGAAGAACGGCGAGCCCGTCACGGCGCAGGAGCGTCAGGATGTGGTGGATCAGATGCTCTCGTTGCGGTCAGAACCAGAGGCGATCGAGCAGGTTCGCGATTTTGGCGAGCAAAGGATGCAGGCCATTGGCCAGGCCGATCCAATCGCCCAGACCATCTCCCTTGGCGTGCGTGCGATTGAGGCAGAGGCGGCCGCGACGGGCAAGACAGAAGAGCGCGTCACGATCGAGGGCGCCCGCCATGAGGCGTTCGAATACCTCCTCCACTACGGCGTTATCCAGCCCAATGAGTGGAAAGCCCTGACCGAGACGGCGGTTCGCGAGAACTGGATTGCCGAAATAGGCACTGCCGACGCCTATGCCGAGCAGAACAAGGGAATGCCCAAAGCCGAGCTTGATGCGCTGATCCTCAAAGAAGCCATCATGGAGAAATTCGGGCGCTATGAGCGCGGCGAATATCAGCCAAATGGCACGATCGCCAAAGTCTTCAAGCGCATCAAGGATTTCCTCGATCGCTTGCGTAGTGGCCTGAAGGGCGCCGGTTTCCAGCGCTGGGAGGACATCTTCCAGAAGATGGAAGAAGGCGAGATGCGCCGGCGCTATGACGCGATCTACGGCGCGCCTGCGGCGGAAAGCAAGGGCCGGGCCACCTCGAAGGCCGCGCCCGCCGGCGACCGCATCGCCGCGATGACCCTGCCAGGGCTCGCCCCGAACGCGCCGCTCTCGCCCGCGCCCGCCGGGCCAACGCCGGGCCGCGCCGCCTCCGCGCCGGGATCGCTCGTCGATATCCAGCGCAATCTGCGCCGCAAGCTCGGGCTGACCGTTGCCTCTGGTCGCCTCGATCCCGCCGCCTCCCGCGCCGCAGGCAAAGCCGGCGGCAAACTCATGGGTCAGTTCGATCGCCGGACCGAAGTTATCCGCCTGCGCACCCTCCAGGACATCGACACAGAATCCCATGAAGTGGCGCACGCGCTGGAGAACCGCTACGCAGGGATCGCCAATCTCCAGCAAGCCCACGTCCAGGAGCTGGACGGCGTCGCCAACCTGACCGGGCAGAGCGGGCTCTCAGAGGGCTTTGCCGAGTTCTTCCGCCTTTATCTCACCAATCCACCAGCAGCCGACGCCCATGCGCCGCGCTTTCGCGCAGCGTTTGAAGACTTCATCGAAACCGAAGACGCCCAGGTGCTCCAGGATATCCAGGAGATCCAGGCGCAATATCAGCAATGGCGCGATGCGTCGTCTGCCGGCCGGATCACGGCGGCGATCAAATCCGGCGTGCCCGAGGGAACGTGGGAGAAAATCGAATCCGATTACCAAAAAGGCGGGATGACCCGGATTAGGGGTAGATTCTCGGCTTTTCTGGACCGAGTTTACAAGAACGTCTTCGACAAAACCAATCCAATCCGCGTTCTGGTCCAGCGCATCGCCGAGCACGCCCAGCGGACCAACCAGGACATCGACCTTTCCGCCTGGCGCAACCCGCATGTCCAGGCCGGCAAGATCCCGCTGATGGATAGCGCCGCCTATATGGACATCACGCGCGGTGTTGGTTGGGCGAATTCCGCCGGACACGGCAGCGTTTCCCTGAATGACGCACTCGCCACGGCGTTCGGCGGACGCGGATTCGAGAACTGGACCCCGGAGCAGCGCGACGCATTCGGCGCCTATCTGATCGCCCGGCGCGGCCGTTGGCTGTGGCAGCGCCACGACATGGACCCGGCGCGCAATCGCGGCCGCATGGCCAATCCCCCACTCAACCCGCAAAACGGCGATTGGTATTTCGACACCATGGCCCGCCAGCGCCGGGTTTATCTGCGCGGTCGCTGGGAGGCTGAGCTGACCCGTGCGCCGGACAAGCATTCCCGCGCCGATCACGAGATGACTGTCGCCGAGATGGAGGCTGCCAACCCGCAATTCGCCGTCGCGGCGCAGATGGTCTACCAGTTCAACCGCGATCTGGCGCTCAAGCGCTTCCAGGCCGGGCTCGATAGCCAGGAGGAGTTCGACTACAAGAACGGCGCAACCGATTATGTGCCCTGGTTCCGCGACATGACCGATAGGATTTTCTCCGGGACAGCGGCCTCCGGCCGGAAAGTCCAGGGCAAATTCAAGATTCGCGGCTCGTATCGGGATTTCATCAACCCGGTCGAGGGCATCATCCGTCAGGTCTACGACACAAACCGCGAGATCGCGGTCAACAAGCCCAAGCTGCTGCTCGCCCAGCTCGCCGACGGCGTGAAGGGCGCCGGTCAGTTTGCCGAGATCATCCCTGCAACGCGGATGGAAGTGCAGGAGGTTCGCGTCCGCGACGCGCTCGCTCAAGCTGCGCGCGAAGAAGGGATTCCCCCAGAGGACGCCAAGAACATGATCTCTGCGGTCGCTGCGATGATCGGCGACGATGCGGTGGCGAAGATCTTCAAGAGCAAGCAGGCCGGCGATGGCGGAGACGCGATCCTGCATTATATGGATGGCGGCGAGCTGAAGATGCTTCAGCTCCACGATGATGAGTATGGGCTTGCCCGCGACATCATCGGCTTCTTCGAGGTGGTCAAGCACACGCCGGCGGCGGACGGGCTGTTCAAGATGATCGCCGTGATCGCGCGACTGCCGCAGAAATTCATCACGAGCAGTATCGAGTTCGCCTACAACAACCTGATCCGCGACACAATGACGGCGTCGGTCTTACAGGCCGGGTTCGTCCCCGTCGCTTCACAGGCCCAAACCATCCGCGATAATCGCGCCAAGCGCGCGCGAGGCGAAGAGACCTGGGGCGAAATCCTCGCCCGCCACGGCGGCATCATGGGCGGCCTGAACACCACCCACATTCGCATGGCGCGCCAGGGGCGCATCCTCGACCTTGGCGCCGAGGGCGCAAAATACATGCCCTGGGATTACAGGTTCTGGACCCGGACGGTGAATGACGGCTTCTGGAATGTCATCGAGGCCCCGGAAGGCATGACGCGGCAGACGCTTGCCCGTCTCTCCTTTGATCGAGCGCTGAAGGATGTCCAGACGACCTATCCGAGCATGCCGGCTGATCAGCAGACCTTTGTCGCGCTGGAGACCGCGGTGCAGAAATCGCGCGATTATGCCGATTATTCGCGCATGGGGGATCTGCCCAGCATCCTTGGCTTCGTCAAACTCGTGCCGTTCCTGAACCCGGCCCTGCAAGGCACGGACAAGTCTGCCCGTGCCGTGTTTCGCGCTCAAGACGCTCAGGGCCAATACCAGGCGGCGGAAATATTAAGAAAGAAAATCGCGCCACTATTTGACCCGGAATGGCTCATCAAGCAGCGCAAGCCTGGCGGACCAGGCTTCAAGAACTTGACAAAAGCGCAAGTAGGGGCTCTAAAGGGAGCAGCCTATGCCTGGGTCGGCATCTGTATTATTGCTGTAACCCATCTTATGATAGAGATTCTCTTCAACGACGAAGATGAGCTTGAAGATAAGTCCCAGCTAGAGCGGGCAACCTCCGTTTCGTTCACCATCAACGGCATCGGCTACCGCATTCCACGCGGCTTCGACATTATCAACGTCGTCTCCAACGCCGTCCGCGCCACCTATGCGAGCTGGAAACGGGAAGACCCCACAGCCTGGAAACAGTTCCGCCAGACGCTCGGGGCCAGCCTGATGCCGCCGACCTCCAGCCCACTGCTCGACCTCTATATCGGCTGGAAGCATGAGCGGAACAATTTCTTCAACAGCCCGATCGAGCAGGAGCACCAGCAAGGGCTGCTGCCGGAAGATCGCTACACAGCCTACACCTCCAACCTGTCGCGGCGAATCTCCGAGATCGCCAACCCGGCCATGCCGTTCGATGTAAGCCCGGTGATGGTCGAATACTCCATGAACGCCATCGGCTCGCAGTGGTCCAGAGATATCTTGCGCACATATGATGTGTTCGATCCCAGCAAGCCGGCGATCAAATGGCAGGATTACCCCTTTATACGCGGGGCGCGGGGCCTGCGCGGCTCGCGCGGCGCCGAAGAGTTCTGGGATCTGATGGGCCAGGAGGGGAAATTCGCCCAGGCGGCTGGCTCCTACACCACCAAGGAAGCCAAAAACTGGGATCGCGACTCAATCCGCAAATTTTTCGATGTCCGGCTGAAGGATGACGACGCCAAGGCCTACGCCATCATGAAGCGTCACTACGATCCAGAGCAGCGCCGGCTGCACCCGCTGATCCGCGCCCATGAAATGACCGCAGCCGTCAGCGGTGTCATGCGCGATGTCTCCTCCAACAACATCACCGTCGCCATCACCAGCAAGATTGAGCGCAAGCCCGAGATCTCCCGCGAGGTCAGGGGCCAGGCCATGGACATCCTGGCCGAGATCAACCGGCGCGAATATCGCAACGCCCTGATCGCGCTCAAGCGCCCCGGCTACGAAAATCGCAATCCGCAGCCGGTCAAGCCCTATCTGCAAGAGCTGAAAGCCCTCTCCCCGGACATTCACCGGGCCCTGATGGGCAAGATCAACAAGAGCAAAGGCCCGACCGTCTACGATTATGACAGGGTTCGCGAGGCGTGGCCGGAGGTCCGGCGCAAGGTTCTGTCGCCAGAGAAGCGCGAACGCATCATCGAATCAGAAGGCGATGTCGAGTTCAGCGATCTCCTTGGCCGGGCGCAGGGGCCGAAGGCGATGGGCATCCGTTAGGGCCAGCTCTCTGATCTCGCTGACGGCAAGGTTGAGGCTTACTGACGGCGAGGGTGTCCGCCCCGGACCTCTAACCAGCTGAGGTACGTCATCTGGCGATGACGGCGGGAATCGAACCCGCGGCTTCCGGTGCGGACGCCCTCCCCAAAATATTACCCCATCAAACCAAAAGAGGCAATCATGGACATCTCCCAGAGAGGCCTTGACCTGATCAAGGATTATGAGAGCTATTCCAGCAAAGCCTACCCGTGCCCGGAAGGAGTCCCGACGCTCGGATGGGGGAGCATTCGCTGGGATGCCAAGACGCCAGTGAAGATGGGCGACAGTTGCACCGTGGAGCAGGCCGAGGATTTGCTGCGCAAGGAAGTCATCCTGGTCGAGGACGCCATCGATTCCAGTGTGAAGGTGCCGCTCACCCAGGGGCAGTTCGATTGCCTTTGTAGCTGGGGTTACAATGTTGGTGTTGGCTGGATCAACGGCAAACGCAAGGGCGGCGCGGCAGCCCTGGTCAAGCTGCTGAACAAGGGCCGCTACGACGCGGTTCCGGGGGAGCTGGTCAAGTTCAAGCGCGGCGCGGTCAGCAAGAAAAGCTATGGTGGCCTTCTGAAGCGGCGCAAGCGCGAGCTGCGCGAGCTGTGGTTCTCCGAGCACAGCTTTACGCCGGCCGCCAAGCCGGCACGCCCTCTTTCGCCCGCCGAGCCGGCGGCTATCGCCGAGCCCATGCCGCAAGCCGTCGCCCCGGAGGCCCCGTCCGCCAAAGAGATCGCGACCACGAGCTGGACAATACGTGGCGCACTCGCGGCGATCGGTGGCACGGCCGTGCAGGTCTACGAATGGTCGCTGTCAGGCGCCTCGGAGGCTGGCGTCGAGGCCGAGAAACTCAAGACAGCTCTCGGCCCGTGGGAGGCGTTGCTTGCAGCGCTGAAGGCCAACACAGCGCTCTTGGCGGCGTCGCTGGTGCTTGTCGGCTGCGCCATTGTCATTGCCCGCAGGTTCCAGGAGCGCTCAACATGATCGGCCTGCTCTCGCTGTTCAATCCCACGGCCTGGGCGCAGACCCTGATCGCCGGCGGGCTTTGCCTCGCGATCGGCTTCGGCGGCGGGTTCATCAAAGGCTACGGCGCCGCCAATGTTGCTGCCTTGCACCAGGAAGTCACCTCCCTCCGCGAGGCGTCCAGCCAGAAAGAGGAGCAGATTGAGGCTGATCGCCGACTCGCGGAAGATCAGGAGCGGAAGCGTGCTGCGTTAGAGGCTGAAATCGAAAAGGTGCTGCATGATTCGACCCGCCCTGGCGCTGATGTTTGCCGTCTTTCCGCTGAGCAGCTGCGCAGACTCCGGACAATTGCCGCAAGCGGCGATTAAGACGAAGTTGCGTTGCCCACCCGTCCCATCCGATCTCGTGAAAGAATCCCAGCGCGGCCCGGCGCTGCGCGGCGAGACCGGGTTCGAGGTCTCGCTTTATCTGGCCGCCGATGTGCGCCGAAAGAATGCCGCGCTCAAGCGGGCGTTGGCGGCTTATAAAGCCTGCCGCGCGACGTAAGAATCACCCGATATTTGTTCCGCGTTTTTCCGTCAGGGCGGAACCGACCCGGTGATCAAATCCATCGGGCCGGCCCCTTCCGTAAGGCGCAAGAGAGCTGCCGCGCCTACGGCCCCGCTTCCTGGCTAAGGCAAATCAATGTTTAAAGGAAGGCGGCCCATGGCGGGGACGATGCATGCATTCAACGGATATACTGGGGACCCTTCTGCGGGAGATCCAGGCCCAGGGAGAGCGCTCAGCGCGCCTCGACGCCCGTGTGAATGTGATCGAGCAGCGGGCGAAGCTCGCGGCGCAGGATCAGCGCAAGGATATGCTCTCCAAGCTAAGAGAGCTTCGCCTGGAGGTAAAATCCCTCGCCAAACGGCTGGACACCCAGCCTATCGCCCTTCGTCAGGTCATGGACACTTGGTGGCTGAGGATCGCGGCGATCGTGGCGCTGGGCTTGGCCAATATCGACCTGAAAGAGGCGATCACCCTGGTGTTGCAACTCAAATAGCCGGATGGTTCGATTACGGCACCAAGCTGGTGCTGATCGCGCTGGTGGCCCTGACCGCTGGCAAGGCCGCCTATTACGCCGTGCAGCGGGCCACGAGGCCGGCGCCGATCGTTGCCGCCGCGCCGGCTTCGATGAAAGTGAGGGCGCCACCACAGCGACCGCGCGAAGCGCTGAATCTGACCGCCTCCGAGACGAAGGTCGATCGGCTGCGGCCAGCGGAAGAGGCAGTTGTTGCACAATCCGCAACAACTGAACCCGTCGGCGGGGCAGGGACAACGGCGTTCTGGAAAAACCAAGTTCTCGCGGCTCTGGAAGAGCAGGGCTATGACCCGG